CCCGCCATGATCTCATGAACCTCTTCAGGCTCACCTAATCTCACTCCCAGATCATCAAACATGGACTTCCCCTTTTAGTCCGTGGTTAATCCTTACGTGGCCCCGGAAGCTTCTTGAGCGTGTCAATTAGCTTCTTCCGCATCGTTTTGACAAAAGTGTCCAGCTCAGAGTGTCCAAGCTCCATGTCACCATTGCCGATAGACTTCACAACCTCTGGCGGGATGACATACTCACCGCCTGCCGCCACGATAGGTACTTGATGTTCGTCTGTCACGCCGCCGCTGGCCCGAGCCTCCGGTGAATGCCCATACTGCTTCAGAACCTTGTCAAGAACCTGAAACCCAGCAGCAGTGTTACCCTCTCCCATGGAGGAAACAATGTCCGCAGGGATGACATACGAGCCAGAAGGGACGTGCATTGGAAGATGGTCAGTTCGACCTGCCACATGACTGCGAATTGCCCCAACGTGCGTCTTGGCCGGAGCCGTTGATCCCAGCACAGTTTGGCCGCCATAGGCTCTCTTTTTCCGGGCTTCACTCAGAGCAATCGCAATCGCTTGTTTTTGCGGGCGACCTGAGTGAACAAGCTCGCTGATATTGGAGCTAATCACCTTCTGAGAGGAACCTTTGGCGAGTGGCATTTTGATCTCCTTGACCATTAATTGTTGTTAGCCACGATCTTGTTCGTGCCAGTTCCAGACCCGTTCAAGATTGTCCCATAGTGAGATCCAATATTCATGTTCCCATTAAGATTGAAATAATCACATCCTGAGCCAAGGCTTATCCCATACCCCGTAGCTGTGCTGCTGAACGGTGCAATATATCCCGTCCTGCACGAAGATATAGTAAAGCGGGTTATGTTGTTCGCAACAGCAATATCGTTAAAGGCATAAGTTCCGGATGAAGTACCATTGTTCGCGACGGTACAGTTCGAAACTGTGATGTCATTCCCGGCGTCGATAAGGATGCCATATTGGGCATTACCAACAATGCGAGTGTTGGCAATCGAAGCGTCACCCAAAAAGTTTCCGGTGAAAACAACACCGTTGTTTGACAAGGCTGACCCGATCCATGACGTTCCAATATAAACTCCGCATCCAGCTTCAAGGCTAACGCCATAATAGTTATTATGGTCGCATTCCAAATCAATTCCATACAGGAATTGAGGATAGCTGTTAGTTGTTGCTGCGCTGTCTATCATTCGGACGCCATAAGCGCCTTCAAGAAGCGCACATTGGACCAATGATAAGCTGTACGCGTAACTGTCGAGACAGACCCATGTTGTGGCAGTTGTGCTTCCAAGGTCAGCTACGATGCCTTTCACATAGCAGCCATATGTGCCATTGCCCGCAGATCCGCCAACATAAATGCCAAACGAACCGCTCAATCCGCGTAGGTTGATGTTCTCAAGCCAGCATGTAGACGAGTTGTAAATGCGGATGCCGCAATTTACATATCTCAGGGTGTCGTCACCATTGATGAAGACATTTCGAACAACAGCCCAAGATGCGCCGTCCAAGTTGATTTCATATACATTTGAATTTCTTGCAACCGTTGGGGCAAACTTGATGTCTTCGACCATGACTGAATAGTTGGAAATGTTAAGCGTATTTCCAGACGCAGATGTATTGGCGATTACAGTTCCGCCCCTACCATCTCCGACCACCATGCATCCTGACACGGTAATAGAAGATAGAGCGCCGCTAACCGAGTACGTTCCAGCTGGGAAATACAGAACACCACCTTTGGAGTTCAGCACCGTGATTGCGCTATTGATTGCAGACGTGCTGCTTGTTGCGCCTGTCGGGTCAGCGCCAAAGTCCAGCACATTTACTACTTCCGCAAACCGTGCTGCCAACGTCCTAGATGTTGACGAACTAGTTGATACCACGGTTGACGGGCTAACAGGTGCCGTAAATGTAGACCCATTGAAGGTCATCAGAGACGAGCCAGCAAGCGATCCAGAATTGTTGTATTGAACCTGAGTGTTGCTTCCGCCGATGGCAGGAGTTGTTCCGGTTGGTCCGGTTGGACCAGTTGGACCGGCAACCGTCGAAGGCGCTCCAGTTGGCCCTGTTGGTCCAGTAGGACCATTTGAACCTGTGGACCCTGTAGGTCCGGTCGGACCTGTAGGGCCAGCCGGTCCCGGTGCGCCATTCAAATTGATTGACCAACTAGCAAATGTTCCAGAACCTACGACGGAGGTGACATTGACGATCAATGCCCCTGTCAACGAACTGTAGCTCGTTACAGTGCCAACCATGTAATGTGAGGAATCGTTCGCGATGATCACCTGTTGCGCAGTTGTGTAAGATAGGCCAGTGCCAACAGTAAGCGATTGAGACCCAGTACCGATGGTTAAAGAAGTTGAACTAGTCGTTGCGTATACGGCCCCAGACGCACCAGCAGGACCAGTTGGCCCAACAACTGCATTGCCGGACAAAACTTGCGCAAGGTTATTGATGGCAACGACGCCATTCTTCTGAGTAGTGAGAATATCTGAAAGACTTGCGGTCATCAGTATTTTCCATCAGGTTGTCCGCGATAGCGGATATTTCCAAGTCTCCAGAATGATCCAATATCATTGCTTTCGATGCGTATGGAAACAAGCCTTCCCCTAAGACGCGGCGTTACATAGGTAGTCGATTGAGTCAGGTTGAATGGACCATACGCCGTTGGCGTTTGACCGGCATAATCTGTCGCATAAAACGTAAGGATGACGTTAGCACTTTGAGTGCCTCCGTAATACCCCCATTTCATATCCGGCCAAACTTGGTCGATGAAGATTTTGAGATCCGCTTCGGACAACGCAAAGTAGCCGGTTTGGAAATACGAATCCATGGGAAAGCCATCAGCATCTGTCGATGTCTCATGCTGATAAAGATATTGATTCAAGCCAGCGCCAATTGGAGGCCCAAGAACGGATTCGTTGATCCATGCAGAACGAGCTACATAAGGGTTAACCGTCGAATTGAAACTGTAGTCCCATTGATCGAGGATGAAGTTGTACTTCACGACACCATAGTTTTCGCCACCATTGCCAATGGTCGGGAAGTGCCATGCAATCTCACCAAAACGAGAGTTTGGAGCAACCCTAATTTGATCCAGATTGTTCGTATCAAGATCTTGGAACACAACGTCCCAAATGGGGCAGCGAAACGGCTCCACACCGCCGCCAGACAGGCGATAGAATTGACTAGCTCCCATCCAGTAGACAACGCCGTTGACAGATGCCGCTGCTTTCCTGCCAATCAAACCGCAACCAGTGCCAAGTTCGTTGAACTGATAGACGTATGGAGGCCCAACATACTGCATCGCCCAAAGACCAAGGTCAGTCCAGATGAGGCCCTGTTGCGGCCCCTGAATGGCCTGAACAATCTTTGAGCCTTTAGGAATTCTATACCCGCCTGCCTGATTAGTTGGAGTTAACGTCCAAGAATTGAAGTCATCAACATCGCTCCAACGAATCTGAAGCTGATCTTGAATGCCGTTATATGTACTTCCCCATGCCACTACCTGACGCTGAGGCATCGCAACGAACGCGCCAGCATTAACAGATGGGGCCTGCGTTATAATGGTTGCAATGGGCTGACCGGAAGTTGGAGACCAAGCGTAAATGGGGCCATTGAGTGGACACGCGATTAAAACTTCACCCCAATTATCAAGCGTCCAGTCAGTGGCAGTGATTGATGTTCCAGTAGAAAGGGTGGGAGCAATGCCGGTTCCATATCCGCCAATACCATATCCGCCAATCCCGTACCCAGTTCCTGATGGCAGAGGGCCTATGCCTTTGTAATAGACATAGTGAGCATTCCCTGAATTTTGAAATGCCGTGGTTGAGGAGGACGCTACAGTGCTGGCTATAATGGTAAAGACATTTGCGCTTGTGACGCCGGTTACGGTGTAATTACCATAAATGGTCACTCCACCCAAAGAAGTTGCAATCAGCGAACTGTAAGTGTTTCCAGCAACATATCCATGATCGTTCAAGGTGACGGATATGACCGCACTTCCAGATGTCGTAGCATAAGAAGCTACCGCGCCACCGTTAGTCACTGTAGATGTGGCCAGAGCCGGATTTCCAAGAGCATCTACGGCATAAATTGTGTATGTGTTTGCGGAGCCTCCGGGGTTGTAGCACTGATACTGACCAAAAAGGATAAGACCGCCAACGCTGATTTGCGTTTGAATATCAACGCTATCGTAACTGCTGACATTGCGGCCAGTATCTGTAATGGTAACTGCATTGCTGCCAGCATTCGTGGATGCACTAACCGCGACATTTGCGATAGTTTTTTGCGGAGTTATATTGGAACTGTTGCCAGAAGTGATGACCTGAAGCGACCCAGCAGATCCGCCGCCTTCTGCGCCAACTCCAAGATATGAGTGCGAATTGGTGTCTTCCCATGCCCACAACGCTCGAACAGTCGAGCCTATTGTGTTGGAGTAATACTTCGTCCAACCGCCAAGTTTCTGAACCAATCCGCCAAGAGTTCGGTCAGGGATGAATCGGATAAGCTGGCTCTGCGAGATCGCAGCTTCGTTCAACGCTGGCGTCTTATTGACATCAACACCGGGCAGAAGCTTCAAGGCGCTATGGGGCATCTGTTACCCCCTAGTCGGAGTAGCAACAGGAGAGGCAGACTTGGATGACCAGCCAGCGCCTTCCATCTTCTTGCGATACTCTTCCGTCATGGCCCCCTTCAAAAGGGTCTGATACTGGCTCTCATAGGTGATTGCCATCTGAGGGTCGTCGTTGGCACGTCCAAAATTGCGCTGGTACGCAGAGATGTAGACCATGGATGCCATGATAAACAGGTCTGGCAAATACAGGCTGATGAAGGTCGTCAAGTTCGTGGCAGAAAGGCTGTCGGGCCTAAAAGTTCCAACGATTTCAACAGTGTAGCTAGCATCCGGGTACGGGCCAACCAAGAACGTCCAATTTGAATTAGCCGCGCCGCCAAACGGAGCAAAATATGCAGGCGTCCCCGTCGTTGAGGACGAGCCGCAAACTGCATCAAGATATTCTCTTGTCACCGGCAAAAGGGGAACTCGGGTTCCGCTGTCTGGGTTAGACGTGCCAGAAGGTGTGATGACATTGATCTGCTCGGGGACAACGAAAGTGCTGGTCGGAACAGTGATGGTCCGGCTACCTGCGTTGATAGAATAGGAGGTTGTTGCGATGGACGTGAACAGGAAGTCCAAATCGCGATACATGCGGTTTTCCGCGTAAGTGATCATTTGTGGCAAAATGATCAGGAATGCGGGATCGGTTTCCGCAACGACAGCCATCGTAGCGATTTGCGTCTTATAGCTGGTCGTTCCAGCTACTGAACCATCCCAGCTCAGTCCCGTCGTCATTGGAAATGCTCCGCTTTTACAGGACTATAGCACCTATTTGTACCCAGCGCACCACCCCTCACGCCGAGCATTGTTCTGTTTAACCTCAATTATTGTCATGGTTGTGTCTTTGGCAGACCAAGTGACATCCCGCCAGACGCTACAAACTGCCAAGCTACTCTCTACGGTATCCATCCGTTTTGAGCAGGCCATCAGGGGAAGTATCGACAGAATCACCAGCGCGAATCGCATTTTGAGTTCTCCTAAGCGCATCCGCAGTAGCTTTTGCCTCAACCTCAGCAATGGCGTCTGAGCGGATTTTGAAGTAAACCCCACTGAGGATCATCACAACAGCAGCGCCAATGGCAAGATAGCGCCCAAAAGGCGTGAAGAGCAGGTTAAACACCATGTTCCTCCATGTGTTTCTTGCGGAAGTACCAGATAACCGCACCCATGCCAATGATTGCAGCCATGATGAGGAAGTTCGGGTTGCCAAGAAGGCCCACAAGTTGATTTGCCGTGTCAGAAGCGTCCTGCGCCTGCGCAGCAATTTCCTTAGCGGCTCCCAAACCTCCAAGGCCTGCCGTAACCAGCGCCGCATTGCCTTGCGAACTTGTCGCCATTGTCGGCGCATGGACAAGATCAGGTTCTGCGCGGTGTTCATGCTCATCTGTGGTCGGTTCTTCAATAGGCGCAGAAACTTGAGCGGGTTCGCCAGAAATCCACCATGCACTTTCTGCCTGACGGCGGCGAACGAGGCCGGGAAGAACCTTACCACCGCCCTTCGTCCACTTCATCAGTTCCGCTGGAACGTCATCAAACTTTCCTGCGTTGACCTTTTTAAGGAGCGTAGAAGACTTAAGATTGCCAATCCCAGCGTTATAGGCAAAGTCCACAAGAACATCGAACTGATGCTGGTTTAGCGGCTGCGTCACCATCTCATGAACGGCAGTCTCATACTTGACCAAATCGTGACGCAAAATGTCTTCGGCCTGCTGCTGAGTAATGACACTTGAATCCGTAACCATCGGAGCGCCAGCAGCATTAGTATGGCCGTAACCAATCGTGCAGACGTTTGCCGGGCAGCGATAGGCCTTCAGCTTGCATCCCTCAAAAAGTTTAAGCAGGGCGTTCTTACCCTCTTCACTCATTTGCATCGGCTGACTCCTAGTAGGCAAAAGAGACGGCGACCAACATACCGCAGATAACGAGGACGATAAGCAGAAGAGCAGCAGACCCGTAAACCATGACATTGTACATCAAAGCCTCCTGCTCTTTTGCAGCTTGCGCCCGAGCAGCAGCCTGCTCCTTTTTGATCCGCGTAACTTCTTTCAGAATCTCATCCCATGCCAAGATACCATATTCGCTGATAAAAGTATTCTTAACCTCAAGCATCATCTTTTCGACTTCGGCCTTGGCAGTGAAGGCTTCAATCGCAATTTGCTCGGGTGTCTTTTCGGCGAAAAAGCTTCCTTTGGGGGGCTTGGAAGCCATCCGGGTTAGCTTCCCGGCACTATCCAGAAGGGACATTACGTCCCCAAACATCCCCTGTATCTCTTTGCCGACGGAAATACCGGCCTTGATGGCTTCATAACTGCCTTTGGCAAGGGCAAGGATTGTTAGGGGGTCCACTCATCACCCTATTTCATTTGAATCAATGCGTCTTTAATATTGTCTAGCTTTGCAAAAAGCGTATTAACAACAGCCGTAAATTCTTCCCGCGTGACATATTTCCCGGCAACCAAAACCTCTATTGAGGCAACCTTTTCAGCCAAATCCTTATCTGTT